CTTCTCTGTTATCGATGGTTTCGGTGTGGTGTTTAACCAGATTGTTTCCGTGGGTAACAGCGTTCTGAGCCAACTTTACACCAACGGTGCATTGTTCGGCCGTCGTCCTTCCGATGCTTTCCAAGTCATCTGCGACGATCGCATCAACACTTCCGAGTCTCTCGAGAACGGAATTGTGAACGTGAAGGTGTTCGTCACTCCGGTTCCGACTTTGGAACGTATTCAAATCGACCTGATTCGCGTCGCGATCGGTCAAATGAACCGCGAGCTTGAGTCTCAAGGTCTCGGAGGCTGAGTTTATGGCAGAGAGAAAACTAGAGGTAAAGTTACAACTACCAACCTCTCTGTTTAACTCCTTGAACCAAAAAGCGAAAGAGCAGGGTGTCTCCTTTGAGGCGCTCTGCCTTTCTTTGCTTAATCAAAGTAGTAACACCGAGCTGATTGAGCCTTCTTTTTACGACTCTTTAAGCCTGCTCCAGGTGCGAGAGGAAGTTGAAAAAGTGCTCATGAGCCCCTTGTCAACCATGGACAAAAAGAAAAGGATCAACAACCTAGAAGCGATGATGTCCCGACGGTACGTGAAATAGTATGGCTACAATTCGCGGAATCAGGTACCCTCTCCAGGTTGTGAATGGAAATTTAGCAACAAGCACGGATTACGACTTGAAGGCACAAGAGATTGTCAGCGTGGTCCAAACTCGTTACTTCGAGCGAGTGATGCGAGCAAGCTACGGCACGAGCGATAAAACCCTGGACGTGATTGACCCGGGCCTCATCAACTCCGAGATTCAAACGTCAATTTCTCAAAATGTTTCTGGCTTAACTGCCCTGTCTGTGCAAGGAAATTGGATCACAAGCGGGGAAAACGGGCTGTACAAAGTTTACATTGTTTACTCGATTGAAGGCGCCCCGCAACCTCCTCTTGAGTTTGCTTTGGCGAACTAACCGGGTAAAACCCTATAGACGCATGACTCTTTGAGGGTTGAATGGCGAAAAGATTCAAAACATCTCCTGTTCCCTCGGGTGAGGTTGCCAGTTACACGAGTGACCCGTATAACCTTTCGAGCGTATATATGTTCGGAAGTTCCTCTCCTTTCACGGGGACAGGGAACACGATTGTAAGACCTTCGGATGATCTGCTCATCTCGAAGGGCGGCAACCGCGCACTTTCGGTCTATCAAAGGTTGCTCAATGACGAACAGGTTCAGTCCTGTTTTTCAAAGTTGCTTCAGGAAGTAACCTCGCGCCCTTGGTACGTTGAGGAGTACAGCGACAAACCAGGAGATTTGGCAGTCAGAGACTTTGTGGCCGAGGTTTTAGAGGAAATTGACGTAGACAATATCTACAAAGGATTGGGCGAAGCCTTGATCATGGGCTTCAGTGTCGGCGAAGTGATGTGGAAAAAGACTAAACGTGGTGTTGTTCCTTACGACTTTCGTATGCGCGACCAACGCCGCTTCGTGTTCCAAGAATCAGAGGAATCTCAAACCGGTTTCACCATGCGGTGCCTTACTTTTAACCGCATGTTTGAAGGTGTGGAGCTTCCTGCGCGCAAGTTTATTGTCAATCGTTTCTGGGCCTACCACAACGGGGACCCTTACGGTTCCGCGTTAGGAAGAATCTTGTACCCCTTGGTGAAGTTCCGCCGCCGCGCAATCGAGTCCTACGTGCTTTACGGAGACCGCTACGCCACGCCGACCGCAGTCGCCACCGCACCTTTAAGTGCGTCTACAAAAGAGCTGGAAGGTTTGTACAGCTTGCTTTCCAACTTGTCGCAGGAAACTGCGATCATCCTGCCGGACGGTTATCAGCTGGATTTTGCAAATCCGTCCGGGAGCCCCGACGTATTCAAAAATCTTATTGACTACATCGACAAAGAGATTAGCGTACTAATTTGCGGAGAGAACGAAGCCGGACAAGCTGAAGCTGGCTCCAGAGCTTCTTCTCAAGTGGCAAACTTGGTGCGCATTGTTAAAGCCTCTGAGTTGTCTGAAACGATCTCCCAAGTTTTGACTCAATCTTTGGTTCGCTGGATTGTGGACCTAAACTTTGGCGTTGACGTTGCTGCGCCGACTATTAGTCGAGAGTTCCGTATTGAGGAGTCTACGATTACTGTACCGGATCTTTCTCTGTTGATTCAATCCGGATTCAGACCCAAAAAAGAATGGGTGGAGCGCCACTTCAAAGTTGAGTTGGAAGACGAAGAACCGGGCGGCCCCGAAGGCGAAGAAGATGGAGGTAAAGTTACTTACGACCCAGAGCAAGACGCCAACCTTTTTGAGAACACTTTCGGCCCCAACGCCGAAGCTGCTCCGGCTGAATCACCGCCCGAAGTTTCAACCGAAGGCGAAACTGCTCCGGCTGAGGGTACTCCCGAAGTTTCAACCGAAGGCGAAACTGCTCCCGCCGAAGGCGAACCTTCTTTGGAAGATTTCTTGAATGAGGAAACTTTTCCCGAAAACGAAAAGACTCCCGCTGAAGGGGAAACTGTCCCGGCTCAGGAAAGTTCAGACACACTGTCTGGCGAAGAACCTTGGATGCAAGACTTGTTCGGGACAGAAAATGAAACTGAGCCATCAGAAGAGGTTTCTGAGTCACCAGGGGAAGAAAACGAAGCGAGTAAACTTGCCCTTAAAGACTTGTTCGGTGACGAAGAAGAAACGCCTGAGACAGAGGGTAAAACCTGAGTAATGAATACCATAAATAGCCAGGTGACAACAAAGCGCGTTCACGTATTCAAAGCAGGGGATCAAACCTCTGCTCAAGGGGTTCATCGGAAGTTCACTCCGAAAGAGCTTCAAGAAGTGGTAGACACGTACGACCCCGGTGTTCACGAGGCACCTTTGGTCATCGGACACTCGGGAGACAACGACAGTGTTCCGGCTTACGGCTGGATTAAAAAGTTTGTTCGAGACGGCGACAACCTTTACGCGGATGTGGACTTCACAGATCCCGCTAAAGAGCTCGTTAAAAACAAACACTACCGCAAAGTTTCCATCTCTTTCTACTCTCCGGACAGCCAAATTAACCCACACAAAGGCAAATGGAGTGCCCGTCACCTTGCTTTGTTGGGGGCTTCACCCCCGGCTGTAAAAGGTTTGGAGCCTTTCACTTTCTCTGAAGAAGAGGGAGTGCTTGACTTCGCCGCTGAAACTTCTCTGGACGCTGTCTTCGACGATGATCTTGGACCCACAATGATTGTGGAGAAAAGCCCGTTGGAAATGCTCAAAGAGAAACTTGAAGAGGCCCGAGCGGAACTATCCCCTGCGGTTGAAGAACTGCAACAAAGCTCTGATGAGCAGAGCGAAAACAACGTATCTGAAGCTGCTAGCCCAGGCGCGGCGGCTGATTCCTCCGACAACCCTAACCAGCAGTTTTCTGAAATGGACAAAAAAGAGAAGCGCCCCGGCGCCAAAGCCGCTGAGTCTACTCAGCAAACCGCCAACCTTGAGACCCAAATGCCCGAAGAACCGTTTGCCGAAAGCGGCAAAATCGCCCGCAAAAAAGCTGCCGGCGCCCACGGCCAGTCCGTTCAAGTTGTGGAAGAAATCCACAAAGAAAGTGACGAAGACGAAAGCCAAGTTGCCGAGTTTGATGAAGTCAGTCACAAAACTGTGACCAATGGTAAGGTGAAATTTGGCACCCACCACGTTGATGACTCCACTGATGACACCGGTCGAGGCGACACCGCTCGCTCCAAAGATGACAGCTACGCTGACCGTCAAGCAGTAGGCAAAGACGGTGCTGGCGCCGTCGGCGTTGACCGCGAAGGAGTTGCCAAGAGCGGCGCTCAAGAAGCTGACCGTATTGGTTCTGACGAAAAGTCTGTCAAGAGTGGTGAACAAGATGCCGATCGCGACAAAGCTGGCAAAGACGGTCATGCCGTTAAGAGCGCAGAAGGCGTTGGCGAAGATCGCTGGGCTGGCCAAGAAGAAACCGGCGGCAAGCGCGCAATGGAAAACGACCAGTATGCCAAGCCAGACGTCGGCTTGAACGATGTTTCTCAGCCAGGTGTTTCCAGCGGCACAGACCCTTACGGCAAAGATGAAGGGGCCACCAAAGTTCCAACTATCAGCGAAGAGTCTCCCGACAACCTTGAAATGGCTGTGGATCTTGAGAGCGTGGAAGGCAACAAAACCGTCCGGGTTATGCGTCAAACATCTGGTCAAAAACGTGCCCCCGTCAAAGGTGGTGCTATTGACCATGCCGAAGCTAAAAAGATCAAAACTTTGAGCGGCGAAGTTGACGAGGAAACGGATGAAAAAGATCCTATGACCCCTACCGGTAAGGGTTCCACCTACGCCGAAAGTAAGGACGAAGAAGAAGGCGAAGACGCCGAGTTCACTGAAACCCAAGATTTCTGTGGCCCTGGCATGTCGTACGGCGGAATGGGTTCTACCAACCAGGCTCCCCCTGTTGGCATGGGTCAGCAACTTTTCGAAGAGCTGCAAGCTCTGAAGGCGGAAAATGCTCGCCTCAAGCGCGATTACCAGGAGCAACAAATTAGCGCCCGCCGCGACAAAATTGCTCGCTTTGTCGAAAACCTTTATGCAGAAGGCAAGATGACCGATGGCGTTATGCCTCAGTCCGCTTTGCAACACTACTGCGAAGGTCTCGAGTTCGGCACCCTTGAGTTCGCTGAAGGCGAAACACCCGCCACCAAGTTGCTCGATCTTCTCGACAAGTTGCCTAATTTGGTTTACTTCGGTGAAGTTGCTGTGGGCGCTGGTGCCAACAACCTCGACGACGAAGACCTGAGCCCCCACGAATTGGCGCTCAAGTACGTTGAGAACGGCGAATGCGAAGACTACACCGAGGGCCTGAAGAAGGCAATGTTTGGCCGCACCAAGTGATTCATGGATCTCCTTTCCCTAGTAAGCACTGTGACGAAACGGAGAGGGGATTATTTCTCTCAGGCCAAAACTTTGGCGCGCAAATACAAGAGCCAACCGGCTCTTGAAGACAACATGCTTAAAGAGGCTAGAGCAATCGTTTTAGCCTTGAGAGATAAACAAATTAAATGGGAAGAGTACCAACGATCTCTAGTTGACAAAACTTTGATCTCCGCTCTGGCCGCTGTTTATCTGGGGGCAAAAGACGCCCAACCACAAGCCAAAATGGAAAAAGCTTGGCCCATGATCGTCGGCGACATGCTCCCACCTTGATTAAGTTCCTTGGGGAAACGAAGGCGAGACTCGATGCAGGAGTTCTTCGAATTGGGGACGACACTGTGGATTTCGTGGATTTTATCCCTGACGATATTCTAGGCGACCCTGACTACGACACAGAAAGCCCTGCAATGCAAGCGGCGATTAACGAAGGAAACGGCAGAAATTGGCCCGCTCTTTTCGGCAGAGTTGTCAGGTATCTGGCCACACCAACATTCTCTTTTTTCAACCTTGGCGAATACTTTGTGCGTCAAGAACAAGGGTTTGGCGAGATGCGCCGCGTCGCAAGACGCGACAAACGCACCTGCCCTGATTGCAAATCCTGGGATGCCCAGGGTTGGCAACCAGTCGGGTCTTTGCCAATGCCCGGGAGAGGGTGCAGGTGTTACGACAGGTGCCGCTGCGAAATTGTATACCGCTAGGGTAAACCTTCCTAGCTAAACTGGGTAAAAAACAAGTCCCAGAGCAACCAAATTGAAGTCCATCTCTTAATAGACACACATGTCTCTGAACATTGCCCCCGTGTACGCTAAGCAGTACATCCGCTACGCTGAAACTTGGGAAGCCGCAACCGACAAAGAAACTCCGGGTGTTGGCGAAGTTGAAATCGGCGAGTTTCGCGCCGTTCAATACGCCACTTACGCCGGTGCAGGCAAAGTTGCCGCTGGTGATGCGTTTGATACCCAACCTGACACCATTGTCGGTGTAAACCAGGCTTGGATTCCCACCGCTCTTTCCCAACCTCACACAGCTCGTCAAGCAAGTGTCGCCTCCAGCGGCATGCTCTTGATCGAAGTTGCCC